CTATATATCTTCTTAGTTCTGCAAAATTCTTCGATAAATTTTCATAGTCTTTTACCGATATTGCAATATAAGAATCTGTTCCATTCTTAGCGGTAAACTCTTTCATAAAATCTTCAAAGTTTTCTTCTGGAGAAACTACATAGATTTTAATTTCATTCATTCTTACTGATCTTGGAGCTGGAACTGTTGGTATGTTTCGCTCTACAAGTTTTGTTACTGTAACAACTTCTTTTTCTGGTCTGAACGTACTACAACTACTCAGGAGTAGCGTTGTCACTAGTAGCAGACTCAAGGTCAACCCATAGTTTGTCTGTCGCATTTTGCATTCTCTTTTCAATCAGGCCTGGTTTTTTATTCGCCAAGTGTGTTAAATTATGTTTATTCAAAGTTTCACGAAGCTCATCTCCGTACACTTCTGACTTTCTCAAGTCCTTGTTAAGTTGATCTGTGAGAGCATTCAAACGTACATTATTTTTTTCCATCTTTATGATAGTCGCTTGGTTCTCTTGATTTGCAACTTCTAGTTTTGCATTGTTCTCTCGCAATTGTGCAATAGTTGCCTGTGTCGTATCATAGTAATACTTGGCGGCATAAACTCCACCACCAAGTATTCCAAGTATGATAACTAGTGCATATATTTTAATCATCGTGTGAGTGCTTCTCTATCCTACCATGTAATTCTTGTAAGGAGTCTTCTGCATCCCACTCAATCTCATCTATCCATTCTTCTATCTGAGTAAATGAGTTTGCAACCTTGACTTCAAATTCATGTTGAAAGTCATGTAGTGATTTCATCTGAATAGTAAAGGTGTCATTTATTAGTTGGTCTTGACTATCTACATGTACACCCATTCCATCAATACGTTCATGTGTTTCAAGTATTGCATCAAGAGTTTTCTGATTCAATTCTTCAATGTCTTTTTGTATTTGTTTCACATCATTAAGAAGAGTAACTTCCTTTTCAATTTCACTTTTCGCAGTAAGTTCTGCAACTTCACTCTTTAATACACTTATTGTCTGAGCCTGTTGAGCTGTCCACCATACAAAGGCAGACACCTGTAACACTATTGCAATAACTATACCAATACTAAATTTCATGGTCATCTTCATCTCTTTCTTTTAAAATTGTTCTCATAACATCACTAGCAGTATTTGGAAAATATCTAGGAGCGATACTATGAATCAAAAGTGCAGGCACACATAGTTGTAATAGTACCGCTGTTTTGAGAGCACGTTTCATATGTTGCCCACCTGTCATTCCTACTTCTTCTAGATGTAACTTGCACTTTTTACTTAACATTACATTAACTTTCTTCTAATCCACATTACTATGGCATATACAGTTATACCGTAAACCGTTGCGACTCCAATGTCTACAAGGTGTTCACGCATATGATAGATAAATTCTATCCCTGCTTGTACATCGCCTTCCATTATTCAGACTTCCACATAGTCCACACACCCCATGCAATTGCAATTCCAGCTGCAATCTTAGCGAGTGGTGCCATGAAAAGAATCATCAGTCCTAGTGCAACACATACTGCACCATCTAATGTAGTTCTTTCACCTAGTCTGTTTTTAATCCATCCTCTTATACCAGTTTTGGTTTTTTTGGTTGGTTTCTTAGCCATTTCTAGCCTCCTTTATGTATTTTCCATAGTTATCTTTATTCATAACTAGGAACATTTTTTCTGCAAGTAAGTTACCAGCAACATAATCTGCAAGGTAATGAAACCCTGCTTTCACTCTACCTAGTCCACACTCCTTTGCGGCTTTTATAACACCGTCTGTGTGTTCTGGAAACTTTGCAGAAACGTATAGTCCAACCAACATTGATTGTGTTGCATGTCCACTAGGATATGATTTTGTTTTGTTAGTTGTACTAGACATTGGTTTGATAGACAAATCAACTTCGTGTGGTCTATCAAGGTTAAATTGTTCTTTAAAATACCCAATGGTGGGTCTGGCCTGCATAACAATATCTTCCATTTCAGTATCGTGAAATATCAAACCATGTTCTTCACAATACTTTTCAATAGCGTAAAATGAATTCTTATCATGGTCACGAATGGACTGTTCATCTTCTGGAGTCCTATTCGCAATAATCTGTTTTACCTTATCTGCCTCTTTCTGTAAATCAGTAGGAGGTTCAGGTAAGGTAATCCGTTCATATAATTTTTCAGGAAAAAATTCAAACGCTTCAAAACTTAATTTGGGGTTTGATGTTGCAAAGTTAGTTTTTCTCATAACTGTCTTTGCAATTAAATCTAGTTCCTTTCCATCCCACTTTAGGACGAAAGGCATATTGATATCTGTCTGCATATCATTTAAGACTGCTTCGGCGTCTGGGCCCAGTTTCGCAATCTTTTTACCAAACTTCTTGTAACTCTGCTTAAACATCCGAATAAGCTCCGCCACAGTAATCTGTTTCTTGTTTCGTGCGTCATTGACCCTATCTAAAAAATGTCTGGTAAATTCTACGTCAATACCAGCGGCAGCATATAATCTATCTGCATATTTTTCTACGCCGTTTAAATCGTTCTTTGAAAGTTTTGCACCACCAGTTTGTGCATTCAAATCAGCAATAGGATGTACTTTGGCAAACTGATTAAAGGTTTTCATTACTTTACCTTTGAAAGTGCAAAGTCAGCCATTTTCATAAATTGTGCTTTTGTTCCATTCAACATCTTTTGTAGTTTCTGTTGATTAGAACGATTTACTGCGTCATATACTTGTGTAATAGCAGAGGCTGTGAACAAGTCCACTTTCATAGAACCATCTTTGAATTTAATATTCTGGTTCTGTTTTCTCTTTACAATATTCTTTAGAACATCTATATTATCTTCTGCAAGGATAGATGCACGTTCCATAGTAGTCTCTTGGACTTTCTGTGCGAGTTTTGTTTTCATTGCTTCTCTCTTTGCTTTCCGTTCCGACATTCTTTTGTAGAAGGTTCTTGCTTCTTTTGTTCTACCATCGTATGGGTTTTTCTTTTTCTTCTTAGGCATTCTCCAATGCACTGGATCATCACCAGTACCAGCAACAGCAGCACCTGATGCATTTGCTGGTGCATCCTCATCTACTTTTTTGAGGCCTAACATTGGATCGTCATAGAACCTTTTCATCATGTCATCAAATTTTAGACTCATAATAGATCCCCTATATCCGCTTCTTTAATATCTTCGGCAGAAACAAATATCTTCTGCTTTGTTTTCTTGTGTATTACTGGAAATACATCAACACCCAGAATTGTATCTGCGGCTGGTGTATCTTCAAATACTTCTACTTCATCGCCCTCTAGTGCATCTATCTCATCTTGTTCTTCACCAGATGTTACTACGTCTTGCACGAGAACATAAATTCCTTTTGACAACTTACCATTGTCAAGTGTTACTTCCTCAACGATAGTATCGTCAAGTTCCATGTCATTTTCTTGTAGATATTTAATGAACTCACGTTCAAACATCTTTTCATCCTCGACATGTTCTTTAAAGGTATCCTTTAAAAGAAACAATGCAGCTGCATATGTACCTAATCTTGTTCTTAATCCAGGCACCTTCTGAAATATTTTCTTAATGTTAAATACCAGTTTGTGTAGAATTGTATACGCATTCTTTTCAGATACTTTATACAATGTCTTATCAGTTCTGTTTCCATCTTTGTCGATGATGCCCATCTTAAATGCATCAGTCCTGTCAAACGGTGTTGTTAACAGTTTGATAAAACGGTAGGTAACAAATAAATCAATCGCTCTTCCCATTATAGTTTCTCTAATACCTTTTTAATATCTTGTATTTGTTCTACTTCTGGTATCTCACCATCTGGTAACATATTTAAAAATACCATGAATGTTTTAAGAACACTCCATAATTCTGGTTCAATTTTAAACAACAACAAAGTAGAAGCTGCGTCTGCACCAAAAACATTATTGATAACAATCATGTGATTAAGTATAAGGCGTTCTTTTAGTTCACCTGTTTCATTATACTTTCTCAATAAACGCTTAATATATTTAAAGCGTTTCATGTCATCATTGAATTCGGTTTCACCTTCACATTGTGGATTATCATAATGTTTAATAGCAAACATCGTGATATTGTCTTTACTTAATTTTTCAAACATAATAACCTTGTCGTTTTAAACGATTTTGGCTCTGATAAAATGAGTTCCTGCTTGAGTTTTTTCGTGCATGATTTCAATTGATCTTCCACCTTCAACTTTGTGTGAAATGCCGTCATCGTCAATTTTTTCGTGGTCGTCATCTTCTCCAAAACGTCCACCAAACTGTGTCAATGGCATAGAAACTTTGCCACCTTCACCAAGATCAACATCACCAAAAGAAATAGATAAACGTCCAAGTTTTTCTCTAAGTTTATTCATAGCGTGTTCTGGAACTAGATATTCTATATTTCCCATTGCACCCAAGAATGAATTAATTCTTTCAACTGATTCTGGTTTAGCGAGGTCGTTAGTGAAGTCAGAACCGTCTACTGGATAACCACCATCGACTGCTTTTTCAGTCAAATGTTTTTTAAACGTCTTCATCTTCATTTTCCTCTTCTTCTTCTTCCATGTCCAGATCATCCCAACTTACTTCATCCTCATCAACCAATGTAGCCTCTACTGGAGAGGCTACATCTTCATTTGGGTTGACTTCTAGGATTTCTTGAAGGGCTTCTGGTTTATTTTCAGGCATTGGTTTGCCATTTGCACCATATCTGATAGCCATCAAATTACTCCTTAAGCAATTGTTACACCATCTCTTGCAAGTACAAGCCACTTGCTGTTTGTAAAGATAAGTGTTACTGTATCATTTACATCAGCAAAAGTGATAGTTGAACCATTTGCAAAATTGGAAGGTGTTATAACAGAGTTACCACCATCAGCAATCATTGTGATGATTTTGATTTGTCCGTTAGAACCATCTGCAAGTCCAGATGAATGAGCACCACCAGCAGCTACAGTATTAATATGAGTAATAGATGTACCTGTTGTTGATGTTACGTCTGGGGCAGCAGAAGTGTTAGAAATTACCTGTGCAGCACCATCCAAACCAATCCAAGTTGGAATGTTTTGAACTGTGTCACGAACAGTAATCTTTTTATTGACAGGGTTTCCTGCTGGATCGTCAATAACGTGAAGTAGATCTTCGGCAGCAAGTCCTGTTCCTAGATCGTTTAGTGCTGTAATTTTTTTATCAGCCATTTGTTTTCTCCTTAATTGTTAAAACCCTCAACTCAGTGCAGTTTGCACTGCACTATCGTCTTGCGAGGGGATGCTACTGGCGGGATTCGCCTCACCTAATAGGTTTAGAAAAACGTCACATTGTTGCATTGCACCACTTAGTGCATTACCCTGTGCTGTCAACTGTACCTTCATATTATCTACATTTTGCATTTGAGTTTGAACCTTTTCAAAATCTGTCTGCAATTGTTTCTTATATTCTTCAATTTCACTGACACTTAGTGTCTTACCATTCTTTTTCATTAATCACTCCATTATTATAGTATTATTTATGCGATTGCCGTTAGTGTTCCAGCGGCTGCACCAGCAGCGGCACTAACTGCAACTAGTGAGTTCAATGTAGTTCCTGTATCTTTCAGTGTACCACCAGCAAGTGCTACGTTTTGAGCACCGATTGACAATACGTCATCTGCAACAACTGTTGTTCCACCAGCACCGATTGTAACTCTGAATGTCAATCTGTTTGTACCAGTACCAGATGTATACGCTGCAGTCAATGCTGCCGCAGAACCACCACCAGCTTGGTCATTAGTGATTGCAACTGTTGGATTACCAGTTACAGTTACCTTCTCGTTGTAAATTACACGAACATCAATGTTACCACCAGCACTTACGTCAAATGCAGTAGATACAAAATCTGTCGCAGTGATAGTTGCAGCACCAAGTCCGACAGTAGCAGATGTACCACCAGCAAGTCCACCGATAGAACATAGAACTTCTTCGTTACCTTTACCGTTTAGCACTACCCAACCTCTATCAGTTGCGAATGCCTCTTTCTTTTGTGCAGCAGTGAGCCACTTTGGTTTGGACTCATCTGCTGTTACTGTTGTTCCCCATAGGGCCATAGTCTTTCTCCTTATTAAAGATTTTACTCTTCTATTTATCTAAATCCATATCTCTTCAATTGAGAAATGGTCTTTGTTGGACTCAGATGATGAATCCCAATACCACCTTTGGTTTCCCATTCAATTATATTCTTCTTATAATCATCAATCAGAATATTTGGTTTACCATCAGTCATGGCATATTTCTGTTTGTCTGCTCTCTGTACTAGAAGTACTTTACCAGTAGGTTTTGCATTTCGTGATAGCCACTTTTTCTTGCCTGGCCTACTGTTCGCATCTCTATTTGAATATGCAGACAGAATGTTTGCTTGATACTTATTTATCAATTTCCACATTACCTGAGCGCCAGGCATCCAATCCAATGTTGCCCAGAAATCTTTCTTTCCAGTGATTGCATTCCAACGCTCATCTTTATCAGTTTTTGCAAATTCTAAACCAGTGAGGTTTTCATACCCACCAATGAAGTCACATAAAACCATATCCATATCACAGTAAATCTGTGGAAGCTCTGCTTCTTCAATGTTTGTGAGTTCCACAAGATATTTCATTGTTACACTTTATCCTTTGGTGCTATTTCAACTTTTGACATTTCTTTACCTGTCATAGTTTTACCATTCTTCTTTGGTTCTTCTTCCTCTTCAGATTTTGTTTTCACACCATCTTTCTCGGCTGCAGCTTCTGCCCACATACTAGAAATGTATTGTGCCGCTTTCATAGCAAGAGTTGTTTCTTCTTTTACTTCCTCTTTCTTTTCTTGCGTCAAAACCTTTGGACGAAACTTCTTCATAATTTCTTTATGATACTTAGTCATGTCTTTGTTACCAGCATCTACTGTGAGTTCACCTTGACTTGCACCATCATCATTGACATCAAAACCCATCAACTGAACTGCATCAAGCATCTTCTTTGCTGCAATTGCATCATTTTTGTTTTTGAACTTGTACTCAACATACTCAACTTTCTCGTTGACTTCTTCACTTTTAACTGCTTTAGAAATCGCCTTGCGTCTTTTGTGTAAGAACTTATCAGAGTCATCAACATCACCATCATTGTCAATATCTTTGTCTTTTCTGTCATCAAACTTTTTCTTGACGGCAGTAGGATTTACTTTATCAAGTTTTCCCTCTTCAGTTTTTACATCATACTGTTTTCCAGCAACAGTAAAGGTTTTTTCACCCTTTTCTTTTGCAGCTTGGAGGGCAGCACCGAAAGCATTACCTTCTTCTTTTTTCTTTTTATTTTTTGGTTCTTTATAACCACTAGCAAATGCAGCCTTTCTTTGAGCGTCACTTGCAAATCCTTCGTCTTTCTTTGCAGTAGAAACCGACTCCACTGCACTTTCAAGACTACCTTCTTTAGTTTTTAGATACTTAGGCATCTGGTTTCTCCTGTGTGTTTAGTTTATTAATTGTTTCTGTTGCCTTTGCAATCTGCAACTGCAACTGTGCGATACGAGTTTTCTTCTTATCATCTCGTGATTGATCTACCGCCTTGGCAGAATCTGGTTTGTCCATTTTCTTTTCTGGTTCTTCTTTGATATCTACAGGCGATACTGCCATATCTCCGAAAGCCATTGTAACTTTTCCATCTCTTTTATATAGATATCTTTTTGCACTAGTAGGACTATCTTTTCTTGCCATAGTAATCTTTTCTACTGTACCTTTACGAACCATATTCTTAGACTTGACAATATACTCAATAAAATCTTTACCCTTCTCTATTGAGGAGTCGTGTTTGATTTTAACAGTAGAACCCTTCTTCAGTTTATCAAAGACTCTAAGCAACTTAGGATCGTTCATCTTCATACCTTCAATTAAAGCATCTGTAATTTCAACTTCTTCAGCCATACCCATCTCTAGAGGTCTACCGATCATCTTTGATGCTCTGTTAGTTGCAATACCACGTTTTAGTTTGACAACCTTACCTTTTTCTTTTCTAAGGTTATTTTTTGATAAACTAATTGCATCTTTCTCATCAGATGCAAATGCAAGAACATCTCCACTTTTAACTGATACGACAGCAAACTTATTAGTAATTTCATCAAGTTCAACTTCTTCTCTCATTCCAAGTTCTTTTCTACGTTTATTGATCTGATCAATAAGTTTATTCTGTGCAGGCGAACCAGGCATAGCTTTCATTGCTTTGGTGTAGAGTTTCATTAACTCTGCATCCATAGAAATATCTTTCATTCTACCTTCATCAAGATTTTCATTTGCCTTTCGTAAAGCAGCTTCAACCTCTGGATATTTTGATAATCCATCTCTAATTTTTTCAATAGCCTTAACTGCACCTGTCATATTACCACCCTTATAACGAGGGTCATTTGCAATACCGATTGCCATTTTAACTTCTTTAGAAGAAGGTCTTCTTGACATAAACTTTTCATCAACTTCAACTTCTTCAGACTTTCCTTTATGTTGTTTCCACAAGTCTGCATCACCAGTAGTTCTTGTCTTACCACCAGAAATAAAAGAGTTAACTCTTGCATGGGCCCACTGTACAGGTGTTGTGCCTGGCCGATGTCCACCCTTCCATGCGGCAACACCTCTATCGAATACCTTCTTCAATATACCCAGTGAAATACCAGAAGCGTCTGCCTTCTTTTTTAAAGACTTATCTGCATCCTCATCAAGTTCAACTTCTTCTTTGTACATATTTAACTCAAATTTCTTATCATCAAGATTTGCAACTTGTACTTGGATTGCACCACCTTTACCCTTTAGTCTATAACTATTAGTTTTACCTTTAGATGGTTTCTTGGGGCCTGTTGCAACTTTGTCATCAATCTCTTTTGGATCAACTGTAATACCATGAAGTTTCTTTGCCATCGCATATGCATGTTGCATTGCAGATGAAAAATCTTTGTGGTAGAGGTCATACTTTGCCTCATCAAGTTCAACTTCTTCAACAACACAAGTGCATACTTCGTTTCCACAATCGTCACATGGTGCATATAGAGTTCTCATCTCTATCAGAATATCTTTCATAGTTCTTGAATATCTAGTCATTTGTTTCTTCCCAAATTTTTACGACAAGTTGCCCTGTTCCTTTTATTATTCTATGATACTCCATTTTGGGTATCTTGTAAATCTTTCCTTTTACTAATTCTTCTGGTAACTTATTATCTAATTGTATCTTCCAATCGTCACCATCTAGAACTGTAACTTCTCTAGTATGTCTATCTCTGTGCCATACCAGTTCTTCACTTTCTATATCATCTCCAAACTGTCTGATAATAACTCCCTTATCATAAGTTTGAGTATAAGGTTTTACCAAAAGAAATTGCCCCCACCACTCAAACCAAGTTGTTTTGCGTATCTTGGAAGATTACAACTCCAATATCCTGCCTTGGTTCTATCTGTTTGTTGGTCACAATTATGTCTTGCAGCAAAACTCTTTCGTGCTTCTTTATCACTTAACTTAACTTTCAGTCCACTTGTATCACCAAATGTAACCTTCTTGACATTACCTGTCTTTGGATCTTTTACATATACATAGTATTTCTTTGGCCCACCGACTTTAGGTTTATTTAATTCTACATCTTTTTCTTCAAACATCATAGGACAATCTAATGCAACATGCTGTCCTTGATACATATCAAACCTACCTAAGTCACCTTCCATAAGTTGTTTATCAAATCCTACTGGTTCATAAACACCAACTTGATATGCATCTCTTTTCTCTTGAAAGAATTCAAAATATTTTTCTGAACCCACACGATAAATGTTAGACTCAATCAAACTTGAGGTTTCACATTCATTACAGCAATCAGGTGTACCACAATTGGTATGTTCTGAAAACTTAATTACTTTCTGTCCTGGCGTCATATCTTGATGTAACTCCCTTTGAGCATCTGTTCCAATTTCACGAGAATCTTCTGTATCAGGTGCTTTTTCTTTATACAAATCAGGGAACATCTTTTTCATTTTATTTGTGTACTTTGATGGTTTAGTTTTTGCAGACTTATCGCCTGG